ATTCAGAAGCCCGTAGAGCTAGTAAAAAAAAATAAAGTGTAATAACTTATTTAAAAGAGTTCGAAACGTGTACACTATGGGTACCGATAGTGTATGTGTTACGCAAACCTCTAGTATTGTTAAAAGACTGTAATAATAAGTTAGATATAGTAAATTAAAGACAGTTTTTTTAAATGCTAGAGGTTTTATGTTTTTATTGCGTATTTTAAAAGCAGCTTTGGTAGTTCATTTATTGCAGTCACAAGAAGTTCGCGTAGACATTAATGACCTAATGCAAAAGCAAATAGCTTACGCACAACAGCACCCTGAGTTTTACAAAAGCTTACCAGCCCCCGACCTGTTTCAAAAAAGCTGTTCACCATTACCACCTATAGCTAAAAAACAAATTGTATCTAAAGCCATTGCAGCGTTTAAACAAAGTAGCCCAGCACATGACCCAGCAGTAGCTCAGATAGAACAACAAATAAGCTCTGATGTTGTTGAGCCCGGCATGTCTACGCTTGTGCTCAATGCCATGACAAATGCTTTAGAACAGCTACAACGGCAAAACTCACAGAAAGAAGAACAGCTGCAAGAAGCCGTACCTAAAACTAAGGCTTATGCTGGTAGTGCAACCACTGCAGTACTTGGCATTGTTTGTACGTTATTAGTTCGTTATCTTGATAAATCTAATTGTTAAGGAGATGGTATGAAAAAGTTAAAAAAATCACCAGCTTGGCAAAGAGCTGAAGGTAAAAATAAAAAAGGTGGGTTGAATGAAAAAGGTCGTAAATCGTATGAAGCTCAAAATCCTGGTTCTGACTTAAAAGCTCCGAGCAAAAAACCAGGCAACAAGCGTCGTAAATCATTTTGCGCGCGGATGAAAGGTATGAAACGTAAACTTACATCTGCTAAAACTGCTAATGATCCAAACTCAAGAATAAATAAATCACTTAGAGCCTGGGCATGTCACTGAGGAAATTATGGCTAACTATACAAATCCAACGCTGCGTGAGTCTATTAAAAAACGTGTTATGGCAGGTACAAAAGGCGGTAAGGCAGGTCAATGGTCAGCGCGCAAAGCGCAGCTCGTGGCTATGGAATACAAGAAGGCTGGAGGCGGCTATACTGGCAGTAAAACCAAAAAACAAAAGTCATTGTCAAAATGGACAAAAGAAAAATGGTCAACAAAATCGGGTAAACCAAGCACGCAAGGGCCAAGGGCCACGGGTGAAAGATATTTACCAAAAGCCGCTATAAAATCATTGACTCCTCAAGAATATGCTGCTACAACAAGAGCTAAAAGAGAAGGCACAAAACAAGGCAAACAGTTTGTGCGTCAACCTAAAGCTATTGCCAAAAAAACAGCAAAAAAGAGGTAGAATGGTCAACAACGATGTTTTTAGTTTTATAAAAAAAAATGTTCCCATAAAAGAAGTTGTAGAACAACATTTTAAATTAGAAAAAGACGAAGCATTTTTTTATTATGGGTATTGTCCTTTTCATAAAGGTAAACAAAAAAACGAACCCAAAGAATTTTGTGTCAACGTAACTAAAAAATGCTATTACTGTTTTGTATGCAATGATACAGGCGATGTTATTTCATTTACATCAAAAATGTTAGAAATAACACCAAACGAAGCTGCAGAAATTTTGTTAAAAGATTACAGCTTGAATTACAAAAAACCCAAAAAAACTATTTTGCGAGTGAGAAATGCATAAAAAAACTTATGGGCAAGAATTATTAGATCATCGTAAAAAGAATCTTGAGGTTGAAGATGATGTTATTGAATACCGCCGCGTTATAGAAAAAGACATTGCAAAACAGCTACATGAAACAGCCTTAAATGCTAAAGCACAACCACTATATAGAAATAAAGATTTCTATGTAGTCATGATGACCAGATTAGAAAAAATAGGCAGCGTGCCGCGTACATTTATTTTTGCAAGGCGTTCATGCCCAACACCTGTTTATAATCAATCTGTGTGGAAATTTATGCATATGACTGATACATTAGAGTATCTGTGGAGCATTCCTGATCAAATATTGTATTGGCATATATTTAACAACCAAGCACAATATATAAACGACAAAGAATGTGCCACGCTAGCAAAATTTGTTATTTTAATGGAATCAGGCGAATTGCTCACATGGGTTAAAAAAGAAAATGGTGAGTTGAAAGACGCTGTTATCAAATTACAAAAAGAGAGTGAAGTATGTACAACGAAGAAAATTTAGAGCAATTTATTGAGCAACCAACAGCTCCAGTGGTTGAAGAGCAACAACAAGAGGTTGAAGAAAGAATTGAGTCTAATAAAGAATATAACATGCGTATGATGCGTGAACGCCTTGAAGCAGCAGAGCGCCGCAGTATAGAGCTTGAACGCATGATTCAACAAAACATGAATCAAAATCAACCATCGCAAAAGATTGAGTTGATTGATGAAGATGACGGTATAGATTTAGATGATGATTCATTTGCAGAAGGCAAGCATCTAAAAAAAACTGTTAAAAGCGTTAATGCAAAAATAAATGAGCTTAAAAAGTTACATCAACAGACTCAGGTACAGCAAATAGAATTGCAACTAAGAAGTGCATACAGTGACTTTGACAAAGTTGTAAGTGCTGAAAACTTGGAAAAGTTAAAACAAAATAAGCCGTTTTTATACAAATCTATAATAAGTAATCCAGATTTATATGAAAAAGGACAAGCTGCATACGATATCATTAAAAATAGTACGTTTTATGCAGATAAAAATAAATACGAAGACGTGGACAAACGCATTGAACAGAACAAAAATAAACCTCGTTCTATTGCTAATATTTCTCCACAAACATCAGATACACCTCTTGCTAAAATTGGCGATTATGATCGTCGGATATTAACAGAAGAGCGTAAAGCGGAAATTAGAAGACAAGTAGAAGAAGCTAAACGTAATAGGCAGTAATTATTAATATTGTTTGGTTATAAATTCCTATTACGTGAAATAGCCTTGTTTATTGCAAGGCTATTTTTTTTGTGTTAAAACAAATTTGACGTATTAGACCTCGTCAGTCTCCTATCTTAGGCGTATTGATTCTCGCCAAATCCTTTGTCGTAGTGAGTCTCGGCAGCTCAAAGTTTTAAAAGTTAATTTTTTGCACAGGATAATAGTATGATCACTACTCCTACAACGCTACCTGCGCCAGTGCAACAAACTTTTGATGACGTATTACTATCAGTCAGAACCCCTAATTTAATTATGAAATTAGGTGCGTTATCAAAACGTTTACCTGCAAAAGGCGGCCGTACATTACGTATGGCAAGATACGATAGATTACCAACAGCTCCAGTTCCTCTCGGGCCTTCCGGTGCTACACCACCTGCTACCCCATTAAACAGGGTGGATATTGATGCTACCATGTCCTTCTATGGTCAGTATGTAGCGATCAACCAGCAGGTTACCCTCCAAAACCAAGACCCTGTTCTAAATGAAACAGCTGAGCTACTTGGTTTGTCATTACGTATGACAGAAGATCAGCTTACACGTGATATGTTAGCTTCAACAGCTGGCTTTATTAACTGTACAGGTGGTACAAACGGCGACTTGCCAACCAACCTAAGTTTAAGTGACATTGATAATGTGACACAAGCATTATTAAGTAACGATGCTTGGATGATTTTAGACAACGTTCAAGGTGAAGATCGTTTTGGAACAGGCCCAGTGAGAGACTCTTACTTGGCTCTAGGACACACAGATTTAGCAAAAGATCTTAACAATATCAACGGATTTATTTCTAAATGGAATTATCCAAACCAAAACTCAACACTAAGAAGTGAGTGGGGTACAGTTAATAACGTTAGATTTATGCTATCAAGCGTAGGTTCTAAAGTTCCAAATGCGTCAGCATTAGGTAACACTGTATACAATACGTTTATTCAAGGTATGGAAGCATTGGCTTGTGTTGAGCAAGATAACTTCTCAGCTAGGTTCTTATATAGACCGCCAGTGTTCTCAGATCCACTTTTCCAAAACGTAACTATTGGTTATGTGTTTGCTGAAGTACCTCGAATCTTAAACGATTTGTGGATCTATAACTTACGTTCAACATTAAGTTCATAAGGAGATTATAATGAGCGTAGTTTTTTCAGGCACAAACCAAGGTAAATTTACATCTACTGGTGCTAGCACGATTTTAAATATTCGCAGTGATGTTGATTGGATTAATGTTTATAACTACACAGCTGCAACACAAGCTGCTGCTGACTTGGGTTTCCAATATTATTTCCAAAGAGGTATGGCACAAGGTACTGGTATTATTTATACCAAACTTGGTGCAGTCGCTAACGATCCACTAACTGTTGGTGTTTTAGCAGCTCCAGATGGTTTTTATTTGATTGATACATCAATAAACGTACCAGGTGCTTCTGTTGCATTAACATCTGTAAGTGCTGGTGCTACTCCAGTAGTGGCTACTGGTAATACAGCTGGTTTAGCTGATGGCGACATTGTACGTCTATACAACGTTACAGGTGGTTTACAGCTTAACGGTTTAGATTTTACAATTGATACTATTATAGCTAATACTTCATTTGAATTAGCTTACATGGTGCAAATTGTTGCAGCCGGTGCAGGTACATTCCGTAAGATTCCTTACAACCCAATTTACTATCCAAGAGCGCGTTATATTTCAAGCATAACACAAGCTGCACAAGCTGTTGTTAAATTGACAGTAACTCATGGTTATAAAGTTGGTCAAGCTGTAAGGTTTATTGTTCCTTCAGTTGCTGGTTCTGCTGTATCATACGGTATGACAGAAATGAACAACCTACAAGGTACAATTCTTGCAATAAATACAGTAAACAACACAATTACTGTTGATATTGATTCAAGCGGATTTACTGCTTTTGCATTCCCAACAACTGCATTAGCTGCTTCAGGGTTTACTCCTGCGCAGGTAGTTCCTATCGGTCAAAATACTGCTGAGTCTCTTGATGCAGGCGTGGATATTTTATCTGACGCTACAGTCAACGAAGCTATCATCGGTATTAAACTAATCGGTGGTGCAAACAAACCAGGTGGTGATGCTAATGATGTAATTTACTGGGTAGCTGGTAAATCATTCAGTGTTAGCAACTAACATTTGATAGAGAGGGGCAACCCTCTCTTTTTAAAAAGGAGATAAAATGAAAAAACCAGAAATAACAAATGGACAAGCAGAAACACGTAAAATGACTCGTGAGCAGCTTGAAAAAGAAATTAAAAAAATGCGTGATCGTGACCGTGAATTGGTTACAGGTATTTTTAAAAACTTAGAAAACCCAGCCCAAAACGGAGCTAAAGGTTCTGTAAGTTTTGGATACAAAGCTTATCCTGGCGACGAGCTAGAATTCTATGAGCTGTGGGATGGTGAAAGATATACAATACCACGTGGAGTAGCACGCCACCTTAACCAAAACTGTTGGTACAAAGAATACAAACACCTATCAGGTGAAATGGGTGCGCAAGGTATTAGAGGAGCTAACTCAGACGGTCGTTTAGCTTCTAAAGATGCTGGCATGCAGTTAGCCCGCAAAGTACACAGATATGCTTTTCATTCTCTAGAGTTTATGGATGATGAAGCAGTAGATGTAAGTCAAAAATCAATCATAGAAGTTACAAAATTATAGGGGTTAAAATGGCTAACTATTATGCTGTTGAGTTTCCTACATTCCAACGTAAGATGATGAATATTTTATCAATTACCAATGCTAATCCTATGGTAGTAACAACTACTTTAGATGGTGTTGTTGCAGGTGACCATGATTACAATACTGGATTAATTGCCAGATTAAATATTCCAAGTTATTGTGGAATGCAACAGGCTAATAGACTGCTCCTCCCTATTACTGTTTTAAGCCCTTCTACATTTTCTATGGATGTAGATTCGACTGGTTTCGACCCATTCGTTGCGTATGCGCCTAGCCTGGCTCCTCCCTACCCAGTAATCGGTGCTACACCTGCGACGGTCGTACCAGTCGGCGAAGTAAATGATATACTTTCAGAAGCTACCCAAAATGTGTTGCCTTATGTATAAAATTTAGCTAAATTTATGTGGCTTATCGAGTAAGCATGATTTTAGCAGTCATCACATTTATTCCTTTATTAACAGAGACCCTAATTAACGATTCTGTTTAATTAGGGTTTTTGCTTTATATCTGGTTACTGTATGATACATTGATATAAATTTTGATTGTATCAAGGAGTAGTAATGCCAGATTCAAGCTTAACCGCCATACGTACAAAAGTACGTCGCCTTACAAGAAGCCCCTCTACAGCACAGATATCTGATGCCCAAATAGACGAATATGTTAATACCTTTGTAGTGTACGATTTTCCAGAACAAATAAGACTTTCTGCATTACGTACAGTGTTAACTTTTTACACCCAACCTGGTGTAGACGTTTATGAAACATCGACAGATCCTAATAATCCATTATATGATTTTAAAAACAGATATGTTGCTGTTCACCCACCAATTTATCTAGCAGGTATACAAGGTTTTTATACACAATGGAGAGATGTATTTTATGGATATTATCCACAAACGAACACTATTGCACAAACTGGTTTGTTTGGTGATGGTGCTACAACTGCATTTACTGGCACTGTTGTTGCTAGACCTATGCTCCAAAGAAGCGTTATCTTTACTGCGGTAAATAATGCAGGCACAAGCATGGTTTTAATAGATGAACCTGCAACAAACACAACAGGTAATTTAAGACTGCCTACACCAGAACCACCATTTCCAGCACCAGTTGGCACAATTAATTATGTTACAGGTGCATTTACCCTAACGTTCCCTGCTGCACCAGCAGCTCAAGCACCTGTTATAGTAGAAAATATAGCTTACCAACCAGGCAAACCCTTAGCTATGCTTTACTACGATCAAAAGTTTACAATTAGACCTGTGCCAGATAAGTCATACGCAGTTAGCATAGAAGCAGATATCAGACCAACTGAACTGTTAGCTACAAACCAAAGCCCTCAACTAGCTCAATGGTGGCAGTATATAGCGTTCGGCGCAGCAAAGAAGATATTCGAAGACCGCATGGATATGGATTCTGTGCAATTAATACTGCCTGAATTTAAACTACAAGAACGTTTGTGCTTACGTGCCACATTAACACAACAAGCTAACGAACGAACAGTAACTATATACACACAAGGTAAAAATTATGGCTTTGGCTGGTTTGGAACTGGCGGATGGCCTTATTAAGGAGATATTATGGCTTTAAATCAAGTACCACAAGTAGGGCAAGACTTAGCTAATACGCAAACACCAATATTAAATAATTTTAATAATATAAATAATAATTTTTTAGTAGACCATGTAGAATTTGCTAGCGGTGCAGATAGCGGTAAACATAAAAAAATTACTTTTCCTGTTTTGTATAGTACAACGGGAACCATGCCGGCGTTTGGTGTAGATGAGCGTGGACTGTTTGCTGCGCAAACAACAACAACAGGTGTAAATGAAATATTTGTTTGGAAAAGTGCATCATTTGGTGGTGGTTTACCTAGTCAAAGATTTTCTATTACACAAAACAGAGGTAATAATCCTGCTGAAGCAGCAGCTAGTTATGGTGCTGCCCTTGGATCATTACCAAACACAACTGGTTATTCTATGTTGCCAAATGGAACTTTCTTGCAATGGATGGTAGTAAATTTTGCAGCAGGTGCAGCAAGCCGATCATTTAACTGGCCAATACCTTTTGTTGGTTATGTTTTTAATGTGCAGATTACATTGTATGCTGCAGCTGGTTTTTCTAATACTACAGCTAATGTTAGTACTGCTGCGGCGAATGTGTTAACTGAAGTAAGGATTTCTCAGTCAAATACAAACCAGCATACATATATGATTTTTGGCATAGGAACACGTTACTAAAGGAAATACTATGTCTGATAGATTTTTTATAGCTCCGTACGATGCAAACTCAGGTTTGCGTACGGATGTTAAGCCATGGCTTATACCAGATGAGGCATTTTCCGTCATGGAGAATGCTTATGTTTTTCGTGGTCGTGTTCGTAAAAGATTTGGCACAAGATATATAAATAACCAATTTGACCCAAAACTAAGTCAACTAAGACATTTGTTAGTACCAGTTGGTCTTGTGGTGACTACTGCTAGCAATATTGCTCTAGGTCAAACTTTTACTATTGGTAATGATGTATTTACAGTTATTAACACAACTGTTGGACAATTTTTATTATCTACATCTGGTGTAACTGCTCAAATAACAGCAGCAAACCAAGTTACTTTTTCTGCAATTGCAGGTAACGTTTTTTGGTACCCGCATTTACCAGTTATGGGTTTTATAATCAGAGAACAAAGTACGTTAAACCAAGAAGAAACAATAGCTTTTGATACACAATACGCATATAGATATGCTGCTGGGTGGTTACGTTTGGCTGGCGGAGCAGATACATGGAGTAGCACAGATGCTAACTTTTTTTGGGGCATTAACTATTTAGCTCCACAAACTGGTACGCGTTACTTATTTGTAACTAACTATGATCTTACTTTACCTGTAAGTGCTACAAATACTATGCGTTATTATGATGGTGCTACATGGGCAGCATTTCAACCAAGAATTAATTCTATCGCAACAGTTACATTAAAAACAGCTAGAATATTGACTGTTTTTCATAACAGATTGTTAGCATTAAACGTGCAAGAATATGATTCAGTAGGGCCAACAGCTACTTTATATCCAAACAGATGCAGATTTAGTGCTTTAGGAAATTTTACTGATCCTGCTTTTCGTGAAGACGTAGCGGGTCAAGGTGGTTTTATTGATGCGTATACATCAGAAGCTATCGTAACAGTAGAATTTGTTAAAGACAGATTAATTGTTTATTTTGAACGATCAACATGGGAATTAGCGTATACAGGCAATGAAATTACACCTTTTACATGGCAACAACTTAACACGGAATTAGGTGCTGAGTCTACATTTAGTATTATTCCGTTTGACCGTGTAGCTATTGGTATAGGTCAAACTGGTGTACATGCTTGTAACGGGTCTAACGTAGAGCGTATTGACCAAAAAATACCAGAACAAGTATTTAATATAAGAGATGCTAGCGTAGCCACAGCAAGAGTATATGGCATACGTGATTATTTTGTAGAAATGCTTTATTGGACATATCCTGACTCACAAACAAATAACAATTTAAACCCGTATCCAAAAAAAATATTAGTTTATAACTATGTAAATAATACATGGTCAATAAATGACGATTCAATAACAGCTTTTGGTTATTTCCAAGCATCGCAAGGCGTAAACTGGGCTATGCCAGTACCTTGGGCAAGCAGTACACCATGGGTTTCTGGAAGTGGGCAAGCGCAATTTAGAAGCGTTTTGGCTGGAAACCAACAAGGGTTTACTTTTATTTGTGATACTAATAGTACAAACACAGTGCAATTAATTACAATTACAAACATAACTGCTGTTGTAGCACCAGATGGACAGGTTACAAGAACTCTAACAGTGTATAATCACAATTTTAATGTGAATGAATATATTTACATTGATGATTGCAGTGGCGATACAAACATAAATGGCAAAATATTTGAGATCACAAGATATTTAGATGAAAACAGTTTTGAAATTCAAAGCTTTGATGCGTTTGTTGCTTACACTGGTGGTGGTTCAATAGCTCGAGTGCCAGAAATAGTTATTTCAACAAAAGAGTTTAACTTTTATGGTCAAAAAGGTCGAAATACGGCATTAAACAAAGTAGATTTTTTAGTAGACACAACGCCAGCTGGCAGAATAGATGTTAACTATTACGCGAGTACCAATTTTCAAAACTTATTAACAGCGTCGGCAACAAGTGGTGCATTACTAGGTACTGGTACATTAGAAACTTTTGCTCAGCCAAACTCTTTTGAAGTGTTTACATCAAGAGTATGGCATCCAGTGTATTTTTTAGGTGAGGGTGAAGTTGTGCAATTGCAATTTAAGTTTACAGACGCACAGTTAAGAGATGTAAATGTTTGGTTGTCAGATTTTCAATTGCATGCAATGTGTTTATATACCAACCCAACAAGCTATAGGTTTCAATAATGCCACAATATAAAAACGTATATGTACCAAATACATTTATATGGGAGACAGGGACTATCGATAAGATAGACCCTAACACACCCCAATTTAAAGAGCTGTTAGTTAGGTTATACCAGAACTTAAACTTGATGTGTTTTGCGTTGAACCTCAAAGACACAGGTTATTATATCTTAGAACCTGTACAATCAAGCCAACAATGGTTTACACCAAACAACAACAGTGCTTTTAGGTTTGCTATTCGTAAAACGATAGACCTAGGTGCTTTGGGTGCTGGTGTTAAAAACGTGGCACATGGCTTAAACATTGCTGCTTCTTGGAAGTTTACGCAAATAGTAGGTGCTGCATCTGACACAGTAGGTTCAAACTACTATCCAATACCAAGTGCAAACCTAACGGCTTATGTGGATGCAGTAAACGTTGTAATAAATAACACAACAGGTATTAATTTTGATTATGCTTATATCGTGTTAAATTGGCTAGAAACTTAAAAGGAAAAACAAATGGCAATAATGGATTTATTTCAATCAAAACCCGCCCAAATACAGGGCGTGTCACCATACGACCCAGCGCAGTTAGCTGATATTCAAAGACTAAGGCAAACTGGTTTTGGTATTTTAGCGGACCCTACGCAAAGTTTTCAACCAATAGCACAACAAGCAAGAACACAGTTTCAGCAAAAGACTGTACCGATGCTCGCAGAAAGATTTTTGGGCAGCGGACAAAACCTTGCAAGCAGTGGGCTAACACAACAGCTCAGCCAAGGTGCCGCGGGCCTCGAAGAAGCGTTAGCAGCCTTACAAGCACAATACGGTTTACAAAACAGAGCGCAAGGGCTTCAAGCAATTGGCATGGGGCTATCTCCGCAGTTTCAATTTTTTCAAACACCAGAACAACAAGGTTTATTAGGTTCGTTATTACCTATGGCTTTGCAAGCTGGTTTAGGTTATTTAACTGGTGGTGGTGCTGGTGCATTAATGAGTGGACTGGGTGGACTGTTTAATAAACCAGCTAGTGGTTCAGCACCAACAAGTTTTGGCAACAAACTCACAGCGATGCAGTATGGCGGAGTAGAAGGTTTATATAAACCAAGCTTTGCTCAAGGTGGTTTAGGATTTACAAACCCATTAATAGCAGGAGGTTTCTAACATGGCAGACCCACTAAAACTAGCAACAACAGCACCAGTAAGTATCTCGAGCCCAATGACAACCCTAGGTGGACAGTTAGGGCAAGCATTAGGCGGAGGCTTACAACAGCTAGCGGCTAACAGGCTTCAAAGGCTACAACAGCAACAACAGGTTAGCGGATTAGCTAATTTAATCGGCGGAGACCAACAGCTTGCAGCAAACATACTTAGCCAATCACCAGAGATTCAAAAACAAATCTTTGGTAGCCAAGGTTTTGCAAATTTGATGGGTGGTGGTCTTGGTATGGCACCAGCTGAAGGCGTGCCTAGTCAAGCTGCAGGTGGGTTGTTTACTCCAGCGGAAAAACCATTAACAGCTTACCAACGCGGACAGCAAGAACTTGCAGAAAGAACTTTGCAGCAAAAAGAACAAGCCGCTGAATCAGCTGAAAGAAGAGCTGTAGCTAAAGAAAAACTTGCATTAAGAAAAGAATCCGAAGCTTTTTACCAAAAAAATATTGATCCTGAAATTAAAAAAGCAGAAAAAGCTAAATTAGACAACGTTAAATTATTAAACTTGCGCAAGATAAGTAAAGATATAACTAATCTTGATAGGTTAATTGACAAGCTACCATCAGAAGGTTGGTATTCTAACCTAGCCACTCAATTTTTAAGCCCTGCGGCAATTAATGCGAAAAAAGATCAAGCAAGCTTTTTACGTGGGATCAAAGACGAGCTAGGCGGAAGGCTTAACGAAACAGAATTTAATGCGTGGATGAGCCAATATCCTGATTTATTAGGCACCACCCCAGCAGCTTCAGACAGGGTTATTGAGGCTTTGATTAATTTGAATGATTTTTTAATTAAAAAAGCCGAAGTTAAATTGGATATATTTAACGAAAACCCTGACATAACTTCTGGTGAGTTTGCTAAAGAATTAAGCAAAAGAATGGAGCCTTTTTATAACGAGTTTGCAGGCAACAAGCCAATAGAAACAGCGCAAACCCCGCAAGGTGAAGTGGTGCAGCCAGAATCATCTGAAGCGTTACAGCAAGCAACAGCTCAAATACCACAACAACAATTACAAGCAGCACCTGCACCACAGGTAGTAGGACAACCGCAAGCTACGATTCAGGAAAGAGTTGATAGATTACAAAACTTAGATCCAGATACGCAGCTTAGAGCTAGAGAATTATTACGTGAAGGTTTCAGCGAGCAAGAAGCTTTAGATATAATAAGAGAACAAGACAAAACGACAAAGCAATTTGTGGGTGCAACAGCAGGGACAGCGGCTCAAATTGTGCAACCTTTTGTTACGGCGTTTGGCAATCCTCTAAGCAAAATATTTAACAACCTTGGCGAAGGCAAAATAGGCCAAGCTGCAAAAATAGCTAGAAAGATAATACCTACAGATGCAGAAGCCGAGCAATATTTAAAACAGCTAGGCGTGCCACAAGAACAAATAGATAATCCAAGTTTATTGGTTAAAAGTTTGCGTGCTGCTGGCGTTTTAGTGCCATTAGGTCTAGCAACTGCTGCTGCTCCGTTGGCAACATTAGCATCGGTAGCATTAGGTACAGCAGGAAGTCAATTTGGTTCTTTTGCTTTGGGTAAACTAGGCGGCATGATTAGTCCTGAAGCTGAGCAAATTGGAGCGGGAATAGGTGAGCTTGGTGGCGGTGTTTTAGGTGCTGCAAAAGGCCAACAATATGGCAAACAGTTGTCAAAAGCAATCAGCAATAATGAAGCTGCAAATAATGTTTTAAAATCTGTTACTGATAAAATAGAGTCAGTAAAAAATTTAACTACAAAACAAAACCTAGACTTAGACAAACAAATCAAAAGTGTTGGGCCAACATTAAACAAACAAGGCAAAGAACTTTCCGCAGCATATAATTCTATTGATCCGTTATTAGAAGCTAACAAAAACGTTCTAATAGATCAGGGAACAAGGCAAAGTATATTCAACGAGCTTCTAAACCTAGCCGACAAGGAATATTCACCAGCTGCAAGAAGTAAGCTAATGGAATATGCCAAGAAATATGAACCAGCTAGGGTCGGCGAAAATCCTGTGTCAGTTGCTGAAATGGTGCAAGATTCCAAAAACCTGTATCAATCAGCTTTAAAAAGCAGTAATAAGAAACCGTTCTTAGAAGCTAGAGAGTTTATCAAAGAGCAAGGTATAGAAAAGTTTGCTACTCCAGAATATCTTGAAGCTGTAAAGCCATTGAACGAGCAATACAGACAATATAAAAACAATCTAAAAGAAGTATCAGACATAAAAGCTAAACTATCTATTGAAAAGATCCAAAACAAAGAAAAAGCTCTGACAAACTTATTTCAAGGCGTTGAAAAAATACAAAATGATTACGCTAGAAACAAAGGTGAAGCAGCATACAATATCCAAGATCTTTTAATTGATAAATACTTACCAAAATCTCTCAAAGGTGTGAGGCTTGCCGCTAAGTTTAAAAAAAGGACTGGTGCAGAAGCAGAAAAAACCAAAGCGGTTATGAATTTATTAGAAGCAGAAGCTCCGGAATTGTTAAACCAATTTGTTACGCAATCTGTTGAATTTGCATTGATGCCAAATAAAACTAACTATGCCGCTATGCAAGCAATCAACAATCAAATTAATAATTATTTGTTTAAACAAGAAGAACGCAAACCTTTAAAACGTATGTCGTTCGCCAAATAATAAAAAAGCCGTGGGGTAAGCACGGCTTCTTTTAAAGGAGCTAGACAAAGTTTATTCTGTGCTAACTACTGAAGATTCTATCACATCACTGGCAATAGAGCCAGAAATGTCTTTTGCGCCACAAATCACTCGCAACGTTTGTATATCGTCAGGCAATCCATCCAAATCAACTACGGTTATGAATTTAATTTCAAAGAACCCTTTATACGTTTCGTTTAGCTCTTTTAGCACTGGTATTAGTTTTGCCGCTGTCTCGTTCTCCATCTGCTGACGCAGTAATATGTCTTTCATTTTCTATCTCACTTTTAATTTTTTCTAGTTTATTCTTTTGATACTCTAGCTCTTGTTGTAAATGTTCTATAATGCCTTGTAACTCATGATTGCGTGTTGTAAGTTGACTTATTACTTGCATATCAGAATCGTGCAAATCCATGTATTTTTGAAGGTCTCGTTTAGCCTTAAAAAGTGAAAACATAATTAAAAGCCTCCGTCTGGTTCTGGATCTATTCCGCCACTGCATTGTTTACTAGTTACTGCAGGTTTATTTAAGATAACGCTAATAGGCGTGGTTGGTGTTTCAAGCTGTTTTAACAAAGCCATGGTTTTCTCGTGGTCGTATTTGGAAGTATCAAAGTAAGGTAAATAATGTTTTGTTAAGCTTTCGCTAAACACCTTCTTCATACCATTAGTAATCAAATTGTCTGCAACAGCAAGCTTGAAATTGTTGATTGCCGCTTTCAGGTACTTAGCGTTACTATGATGCGACACAGATAATTCATACAAATAATCTCTACTTATACCAACAAGATGTCCAAGCTTCTGTAGACTGAAGATTTCAAGCGTGCCTGCATAGACTTGCTCAGTAATCAAAACCACATGCCGCGTTAGTTTTAATATCTTGTCATTGGTGTCGTTAGTGTTAAAGAAGTTCTTGTCAATTTCATCCTTGATTTGCATCAACACCGTATCAGCATGCTCTCCCAAAGGACGTGTTCTTAGGTCTACCTTCTTCCTCCGTGGAGCAGGCTTATTTACTTCTTCTTTAGTTTTTTTACTATTATTTACCATTTACCACCTCTTTTTTTATAAAAAATAGCTCAATTGTTGCTTAAATCAACACACATACACCACACCATAACAATAAAAATATTTAAATACAAATATATTGACATTAAAATTAAAATATAATATTATATAAATAACAAATAAAACAACAACATTTAATAAAGGAAAAAAATGTTATTATTAACTTACCGCATATCATGGTGTACCGACGTTCGTGATACAATTTTAGTCAAAATATTAAACCATAATCGTCCAAGTTTTAATTTTCAACCATCGGGAACTGATCAACCAGATTTAGAAATTGATGATATTTATGTTTGGTTCAAGCCTAGCAAAGATAACCCATCTATTTATGTACCAAATGAAGACCTACAATTCTCTCATTTTTATTCAAGCGATGATAAATTTATGGGAAAACTGTCGTGGGACGTCAACAGATTTGCAAAAACAGTAAAAAACCCTTATTAAATTCTTTATTAAATGGGGGGCATGACTTCGGTCAGCCCCTTTTATTAAAGTTCAGTGAACTTGATCTCTAGATAATCTTCTTTTTCACCAGTTACCACTTTTTTTATGTTGAGCTCTTGAATCAACTTTAAATTCAATTCTGAGCAAACGTGAGGCGTCAAATTCACCCAAATATAATTTTTAAGCTGTCTGATATCAGGAGCCACTAAATGGTGACCATAGACCTGATTTTGTTGCAGTTTTTTATTACCGTATATACTGCAAGCAAAGTAATAGGTTGCATCAATCAAAAATGGTTTAGTAAAAGGCTTTTCCAATGTGTTTTCAAATGTCACCTGCAACGCCAAATTTTGTTCTGAACTTGTATCAGCTATATTGCGATAGCTTTTGGTCCTAAAACCTGTGTAGAAGATCAATTTACTTGCGTCTACCTTAAATTTTACAATATGACATTTGCCGCTGCGTTTTAACAAATTTAGTTCTTGTTGAAGCACTGAATTTTGCAGTTGAACTTTTTTTAGCTCATCTTCAGCAAAGTCTTTTTCTTTTGTTAATAACCTCTCGCGATTGTTAAAATCTTGCAATATCTGACTAACGAATGCTTTTTGAGCTTCATTCATGTTTTCCCCTTTTTTAAGGGGTATAACAAATTAATTGTGCAAAGTTAATCGTTTCTTGCAGAAGCTATCAACAAATCATTTATGACTTTTATACTGTTTCTAAACATACCCAACAAGTCATCAATTTCTCTTGTCATGCGTCCTTTTACATTGTTTTCAGACTCTTTATAAGCTTCTTCACAATAGACCTTAGTAATCATCATAAACTCATCTTTTAACTGTTTGTCTAAGATGTCAGAAAATTGCATCCACCCACCCATATCGGCACGATAAACACACATACCATACATTTCCCATGCTTTTTGATTGCGTGTTTTATTTTGATTATTCTCATTGTAATTAGAATAATCTTTGTATTTGTAATGAAATTCTTGACGAAAAGTTTCGTCTTCCTCGGCCCATAGCTCTGACCGACGGTTCTTAAAGGCAAGTCTAACCAACTTGACTACATCTTCATCGCTTCGGTTCAACAGCTTGGCTCCTGCAAAACTAGAAGCTTGTTCTTGAGTCTGTTTTGGTAACGCAAATGCCGCTCTGATAGCTTCTTTTTTGGCTCTAAAGGGCTTTGACTTGTAATTGGTTTCCCATTTTTTAAAATCGCTCACTTTATACCAAAACACCCAATACGGTTTAGGCTCGATTTCAATTAGTTTATTAGTAATAAAATATATCGCTCCATCTCTTTTGTTGATGTCCTCCTGAAGAAAACTCATCTCAACACAAAATTGCTTAAGTGTTTCTTCCTCAAAGGGCAATAACCTCAATCCTTCCATTTCAGAAAGCTGGAACACTTTTATTATTTTTTTTACACATTCACTGCTATATAATTTAGCAAAATCGCTTTTTAAAAAATTTACTGTTTCAGGGTCGTTGTTTTCAATACCGTTAACCAAATATTTTTTATGTTCTAGGGATATCATGTTGTTTATACAATTCGTTTATTTTTAACCTGATTAAATTAGTTCGTTCATCAATCTTCTTCCTGTACACCTGTAAATCATTACCACATTCACCCAAGGATACATCAGGATACATTTTTTTAGCTTGGTCGATTAACTTTAAGCGTAAATCAATATCGTTTAGCTCAGTTGATTTTTGTTCGCTTTTCTCTTCAAGCTTAAATTGTTCTTTCAGCAACTCTACATAAGCAGGGTTTAACCTTTTATTTATTTCTTGGATGTAATTGTCGTCGTTCATTTGTGAAGTTAAAGGTGCCTGATGAGTATTGTCATTATACCATTGAGTACGGGTGCCAGCAATTTTGTGTGCAGTGATTGGTGGGTGATGCGATAAAGTTTTGCTCTTCAAAGTTTCAGGTGCCAAATAATCACCCTTACTTATAAGATTATTATTTAAATTATCTTCTAAGATACCTTTTTTATTATCACCTACCTTATACACCTGATTTATAAATAAATCTCCTATTATATCTGTGGTAGGAGAATTGTGGATATGTGGATAACCCAGAAAAGCAGCTTGTACAGCCTCTCTGTAGAGTTGAAATAAAGTTTTCTTTAGGGCTTTTTTTGGTTCTTTTATTTTTAAAATATGGGGGGTGGTGTCATGGCATAAATTGTATAAAATGCCACGGGATTTTTCATCGATAAAGCAGGTGTAAACATTAACGGAATATTTGTTGCTTTGTTCTTTGGCAAATATCTTAGCCGTTGCAAATTTCTTGGTGGCTTGTTTAACTAACCACACAGAGCAACCTATTTCGTTGGCTATGATTTGATTTTTAGCTTGGAACGGTTTTTTGTTTCTCTTAACAGTAAGCATCATAGATAGCAGATACTTCAACACAAGCTTTTCACCATTGGTAAGCTTGGCTACAAACTGCTCTAAAAATGAGATCGAACGTGCCTGTTGTTTGTGGGTTCTTTGTCCAGCAAACAGCTTGTCAGTGTCATGTTGTTTTTTCCAGCCATAAAGTCTTTGATATTCTCTATGTGGATAAAAAACAAAATTGTTGCTTTTTTTATTAGATAAAGGTATATTTAAATTAATAACTGACATGGTTTGCAATCTTGTTGTAAATCGTGTTTTGAAGTTTATTGACATGGCTTCCAAACTTAAAGTTATTAAAAAAAATAATCATGCGTTTTTTGGTTTTCTTTCTTTGGGATGAATTTAAATCTAAGATAACACATGATTTTTTTTTGTCTAAAAATTTACAAAATATAAACTTAGTGGTAAGTTAGGATTTGTTAATATTAGACGTAAAACAGGTTTTGTTCCCTGTTTAACAATTCATGATTCCTGTATTTAATATTTTTCATGGTATTGAATATTTTGTTTCCAGTTCGTTGTTTAAAGCCTAGTTTTTAGACCTAGGCTTTTTTTTTATAGTTTTGATAAATCAATATATTTTACTGAATAGATGCCATCTCTGCGTCTGGCTGTGTCGTTTTGATAGTCGAGTTCACAAACTGCCCAATATTTAAACTCACGTATCCATTTATATAAAGTTGCATGCGTAGTGCCGCATTCTTTAGTGATTTCAATAAGCTTAAATGTTTTGTTTTGCTTGTGGGCTTCTTGTAGCCAAGCAAATATAGTCTGTGCTTGTACGCTGTTTAATTTGTTCATTAGAACGGTAACTCATCTACGAAAGCTTGTTGTTTTTTTGTTGCCCCCAAACTGTTAATCATGTTTTCTATAACAGCTGCTTTATTACTTTCTTTTTCTGTAATCTGTTCTTCGTGGACCATTTGCTGAGTAAGCACCAACTCACACACCACCACATGTTTACTAAACTTTTTACCGTCTTTCTCCCAAGATTCAAGCTTCAATTTACCAGCTACAAAGACCTTGCTACCTTTTTTTATGTCTTGGCATTGTTTTTCATTAAAGGCTGTACAAGAAATAAACAAGGTGTCTTTCTTCAGCTCACCATTAGCCTTACGGATGCTATTGTCTACTGCAAGACTAAATTTGTATAAAGTCGTGTTTGAGATTTGTTTAACATCAACATCAGAACAAATGTTTCCGTACAGAATTATGTTATTTATATTCATTTTTTCTTATAAGTATTTTTAATTTGGTTGTATTGCTGATTGTTCAAATGATAAATATTTGGAATTTTATAATGCAGCAGCATTTTAGCCTCATCTTTATCATTCTCTTTTAATAACGCACGTATCTCCTCTGCTTGCTGTGGTGATACGTGCCCTGTTAAATGTTTTTGTTCTTCTGCCCCATCATCATCAGTAGTGCTAAGTCCACACAAACACAATATCGCGTACTTGCGACAATAAGTATTTGCTGACCCTCTACCCTGATTACCCGGTTTTTCAGAAATATTTAAACGTATATCACGCATAAACTCACCTGAAACATGCATGATAGTCGTTATCAATAGTTCTTGGTCTAACGAGAGAGCAATAATCTGATGGGTAATATATAACGAATTGGAATGTAATGAGTCTTCAACCGCTTCATAGATATCGCTAATCTTTGCATAGTCATATTTCCTTCCTCCGCCCACTTCTCCACGGGCTGATGTAAATGCTTTGCCAAAATCTTTTTTGGCTGCTAAAAATGATTCATTATACTTTGTTATTGTTTCACTTTTGTACGGGAACATTAACAATATTTGTTCTAAGTTCATTGTTTCCTTGTTAATACATAATGTTATTTAAATAATATCATATTTACAAAAAAAGAAAAGGGTAGAAAATGTTCAAAGATAGAATTTTAGAGTTTGATAAAGAGTTTTTAGAGATTTATCAGCAATACGTAAACGAGCATGACAAGCTAAGTAAATTTAGAGGTGAGGTAGTTAGTGATGATAAAGTGGCGGAAGTAAACGCTATATTAAGTAATATACATAACCATTTCAACCAGATAATTTTTTACATCAAATACGTGCAAGACCGTCATGAGTTTGTAACTAACGTATACAATCAATATGTAGGCTTTATAGAAGAGCTGAAAGCAAATGGCGCTACGTTGGTAGAGACAGAGCAGAAAGAAGTTATTAACTAGCTGTTACTAGGGGGCTAATAACAGCCAATTAGTTTATTTGTATTTATCAGGTAGTAATTAAATAATTTTCAATAAATTAGTTAATAAAAAAATACTTATTCATCATACCTAATTTATTTTTTTTGCCTACTACTTTCATAGTCTTCTTGAATCTTTTTTATCTTCAAGATTTTATGGCGTGCCTTGTGGTATTCTTCACGAGGTAGGTCAGCCAACGTTTCGATCGAGTAACACTCAAGAATGTCCTTAGCAATGGCCTCAAAGCCATCTAGTTCAATCAAAAGCTCTTGGTATTGCTCTTTGTTGATAATATCGTTTTTATCAATTTCACGTTCTATCTTTTTAGGCTTTCTAATCTCATCGATTAACTGTTGCTCAGCTATTTCGGCAGAGTTGTCATCGAATGCAATAGGATCGTTTTCACTAGGTGCAATCCCAAGAATAGACAAGGCGTGTAGACGTTTTGTAATTTCATATAAATTCCCTGTTTGACGAAGGTTTTTACCTGCGATAACCCTATCTACCGAACAGATAAATTGACCGCTCTTATGAGCCAACGTCGTCTTTAATAATTTACCACCCGCACCCTCATCTTGTAGTTCTATATATTGATAGAATGCCAGATTGTATTTTGATAAAGCTTCACGTGTGGCAGTTAAAATGTTTTGTAAGTTTGCGTATTTACCGCTGGGGCTGCTTTCCGTAGCAACAAGAGGTTTATATTCACCTTGGGCTTTAGAAAAGTCAGCCATCAGCTGGTCAATGTTTTCGCTTCTATAGTCCATGCGTACTATCCATTAAGGTGTAAAAAAAACTTAAGATAGCAAGTTGTAGCCTTCCAGCTAACAAGCTAAGTACTACAAGTACTAATACAAGCATAATTAAAGCATCAATAATTGCACGTCTATTTTGTTGATTCATTTTTTTCAGAACTCAAAGGTGTTATATCGATATTAATACCTATTTGAGATTCAATTACCTCTTCAGCAAATTCTTCTATAGGATTGTCATCTCGGTAGTTCGGATAATAATTCTTCAAGATTATTCCTGTACCCAAGGCACTGGCTATGATTAATATTTTGTATAGAGTGAGCATCTTTTTTCCTTATAGGTTGCTTGATGTCTAATAGTAGAATTAACAAAAAACTATAAAACATCAAGCATCCCTTTAATTAAGATAGCAATTGTCCACTAAAATATGATGAAATACCTCCAGTAATACCAACTGTAAGCGCTCCATTATAAACAAGAAATGCAACCTCAACATAATCGTTTTGATTCAGTTGAATCATTGCACTGTTATTTACACAACAATACCCTAAACCACCATCAGTTCTGTACCACGGATTAACTAAACCTTGTATAGTAGCAGCTCCATTTATTGTAAAACCAATCATGCATAAACTATAATTAATATTGTTTATACCTGTTATAAATAACTCAGTGCTAAAGGAATACATACCTGCTTGGGGAGCGGTAAATCGGCCAGTAGCTCCATTAAAACTATTAGAATTATTACGAATTACATTAGTAAAAGGTGGGTGATAAATTGGTGTTGCCCCAGTAGCATTACCTGTAACGTTTACTAACCCACCAGCATCAACTTGTGCATAAAATGAACATTGTTGTGGTAAGTTAATCTGATTGTTTAAAACATTGAGCGTAAAAAAATTATTTGTTCCCAACGTCGAACTATTTGCCATAGCAAATTGGTTTTCACTGGTATCTATGCCTAAAGCTATAGCTCTAATACCTAAATTTAAAAATCTTAATGTAGGATCTCCTCCAGTAACCAAAGGCTGGTTAACAACATCTATTGAAACTTGAGTAGAACTGCCTGCTGTGCCGTCAAGGTTCCAAAGTCGTGCAGCGTTATGTATTCCACCTGCAACAGCAGCTGACGATACTAATGAATAGTTAGCAGCACTGTTAACGCCTAAAACCTCTAAAGCGCTGCCTGCTGCAGTTGGAGTATTAATTCTAACTAAACCATCTTTGTTAATGACCATGCGTTCATTTAAGGCAGAAGTGGGTGGAACTAAACCATCACTACCAGATGTAGAAAATACCATTTCAGCTTCAACGCAGTTAGCTCCCACAACACCACCAGCAGGTACACGGCTTGTTATGTTTGTACCAATGACGTAATTAGTGCCATCAAACCCATATGAATTAATTTCTGACAATTCCGTAGGGGCAACAACAGGTAAGGGTGCCGCAACAGTACCTTTACTTTTAAAAATCTCTAACGCTAAGCCAAGATTATTATTTGTTACGCTTTCTAAACTCAGTACATCATTAAATGCAGATTTCAAATAAACTTCTGGGGTAAGATTTATTAAAAAATTGTTGCTATTGTTAGGCTGCACAGAGGTTAAAATATTAGTAACTGCATTTGTGTTAGCTGTAATTACAGTATTTGGAAAATCAATTTGCCCATTTACTGGTAAGGCTACAGAACCATCAGCAGCTTGCAATGACTCTACTACTCCTGCAGCTGTACCTGTAAAGTCTGTCCAAGTAGCATTAAATTCATTTGTTACTGGGTTACGCTCTAAGCTAACCAGTACAAAAGCTTGTTGGGTCACTGTGTTTAACCACAAGTCACCCAAGCTAAAGTTTTGATATGTATAAATCGTCGGATCGTGTGGATAAAAATTCCAATTAGGTGGTTGTTGGGCATTAGTACCAAGATACGCCGTACCTTGTTTGCCCCCAAGTCTATTGCTCATTAGTCATTCCTGGTGTTTGATTTTCAACATCCCAAATAGGTTTATAGTCTGGCTGGGCAAATATAAGCTCTGCAAGCGCATCTTTGCTGGTTGGTAGAGAATCATAACGTTCTCTTAATTTTGGTAACCAGCGTTTAATTAAATCGTCATAACACATATCATATTTATGGCTAATAACCCAATTAACACGTCTTTCCATATCAGAAACAAAAATGTCTAAGTTGACGTTGTCTTGCAGTACTTTAATTTGTGTTGGGTTCAGTTCATATACTTGTTTGGAGTTTACAAAAAATTTCATAATCAAAATCCTTTCTTGTTTAACATATTAAATAACCACTAAAATTTGATCTTGGATCATTAATTGCACCAAAAATATCAACTACTTGTGTATTTGTTCCGCCATTGACATTTATACGCACAAATGCCGTATCGCCTGCTGTCATAGCTACAAAAATTGTAGGATTAGTTACTGATAAATTTGTAGCAAACGTAAGAATATTTGCATTAGGTTGTATATCACTGAGTGTATATGTTAACGATGTTGTTACTAGTTGTGTAAAATATTGACCATGATTTACTAAACCTGTTAAATATAACGAATAAGTAAAAGCATATCGACCAGTTGCAGGTGCTGTAAAAAGCCCAGTTGCATTGTTATAATTGCTTCCTTGATCAAATGTCTCAGTATTAAATACTATTTGATAATTAGTACCATTACCAGTGACGTTAGCGATGGTAGCGTTAACATAGGCATGAAAAGCACATTGCAACGGCAGGTTGATTTGAGAATTTGATGCAGTAAAAGTAAAAAAATTGCCTAACCCTAAAGCTGAACTGTTAGCTATTACAAATTGATCTGTACTTGTGTCTATACCCAAAGCTATAGCTCTGACCCCATAATTCACAAATCTTAAAGAAGCGTCTCCTCCAGTAGCGCCGGCTTGCAGAGCAACACTGCATTCAATCTGACAAGAACTACCAGCTGTGGTAGTATTATTAATAGCTCTAAATGCATCAAATTGAGCGCCTGGCACAACACCTAAAAATTGTGCTCCATATGTGCCAGCAGCGTTAAATCCATTGACAGTTAGGGCTGTCCCCGCTGCTGCAGGAGTATTAATACTTACACGACCATCTTGATCTAAAATCATGCGTTGACCAAGCGCACCTGCAGTGGATGTAGTAAACCAATCCATACCGCCTGAAACATAGCCTGCAGCAACATTGGTTGAATATATTCTTTGCATTGCGGCTAGACGATCTACACTACCACTTTGACCATAAGCTTCTAATTGCCAAATAACATCATTTGCCGTAATAGTGCCAGTAGTATATCTTTTAAAATTTCGAAAATAGACTGGCTGTGCATCATTACTAAGCTGTACGCAACTTAACGTTGGTGCTCCACCAAAACTTTGTTGAGTAACAACAACGCTATCAGCTATTGTGCTATATACGGTCAACGCCGCACCAGATGTAGGGCCGTTAACAGTAAACCCTGTACTTTGATTATTTATTGAATTTCTTACTGGCATATTACACCACGTTTAAGTTACCAACACTACTTAGGGTAACCCATGTAGTATTAGCGGTTATACATAATAACTCTAAAGCATCGTATTGGTTGGTGCTATCAATTGATCCACCAGTACCGACAGTTGTTGCTGTATTGCCAAAATTGATAGTTTGACCAGCGTTTTGCGCACACTTCCACCCACCAGCACCTTTACCAGCAATACGAACACGATCACCCACTGCAGCCGTAGCAGGCAATGTTAAAGTAACAAGGCCAGCATTGTTAGCAATATAGCCAGAGTCGACAGCCATAGCTTGTGATGTGCCTGTAACTTCTGTCCATGCTATGCCGTTGGTGCTTGCGATGGTAATAGTATTAGCTCCTGGTGTTACACTAATACCAGCACCTGCTGTTATTGTTGCAGTACCAAGTTGATCACTAGCCATTGTTACTACTTTGGCTACTGAACCTACGTCAACGCCGTCAATGCCAGCAATAAAACATTTGTTTTGTTGGAATGAACCTGAACCAGATATCCCTATGCGAATTGCGTTAGACTGACCAGTTACCCCAGCGTTACCAATACAAATATTACTTGAATCAGCTAAGGTATAATTCTGACCACCATTATCGTTATAATTACCTAATATGATATTGTAGGAACCTGTGGTAATAAATAACCCCGCACCATAACCTATACCAATATTATTACTACCTGAAACTAAACTTTGATAAGCCTGTCCAACAGCAGTATTAAAGCTGCCAGTAGTCAACACTGTTAAAGCTGTAGGAGCAAGAGCGGTATTATGAGTACCAGAGGTAACGTTTGATAGAGTACTCGTACCCAGTCCTGTATTGTTGGTGCCTGTTAACGTAAAATTACCCGAAACAACGCCTACAAACGTATTAGTAGCACCATAATTGTGTATAAATCTATTACCACCAGCAGTTATTACACCAGTTGCACCACTTGTAGTAGTAGTCAAATTAATATTGCCAGCAGATAAAGTTAAATCTCCTGCAGTTATAGTTTCACCACCACCAACAATAGTTAGCGCAGTCCCAGATACAGGTGTAGAAATGGTAACATTCCTGTTTGTTGAAATGCCTATTGCTTCATCAACCATGCCAATTCGTATAGACATTGGCAAAACAGTACCAGTTCCAAGAAAACCACTTATTAACTTTACTGACGCATTGTCTATTTGCAGCTGTCCAAAGCCAGAATTAGTAGGATCTGATCTATTACTTACTACAATACTTGCTATTGTATTTGCTCCAGACGGAATTATTAAAGGGCTAGTATCCATGTTAGCGCCATTAGATTGGATGCATAACCTATTAATATAAGGCGTCGGTGTATCCATATCGCCTTTAATTCTTTGTCCTACAGAACTAAAGTTTAAGTTGCTGCCAGCTATTGTTAATGCATCTCCAGATACAGGTCCATTAATTGTTACATTACCATCTGCCGAAATATTCATTCGCGTATTTATAGCAGCATAAGTAGTAGGACGTGTTCTAAATTGCAAACTACCACTAACAGACGCACCGTTTACAGTCTCCGCTTGCGCTCGGATATCAGCTGCTTCGATTGCGGTACCACCCTGAAAACCTCTAAACTCTAAGCGACCAAGATCGTCAGACGCGTTTACATCTGCTGTACCAACCCTAGATCTAGTAAAATGAATATGCGGACTATTGATGGCTGTCGCGTTTGCGGTTCTTAAGTTAATATTCGGGCCAGTGCCATTATTGGTAACCTGTAAAGCTGGTATGGTAGTGTCTGGATTATTTATAATTACTTCACCAACATTACTAATAACCATTCTTTGAGTGCTTGCAGTAACTGAGTCAGGGTGTGTATAAAACTCTAAGTTACTGCCTATACGGTTAGCTGCAATCGTACCACTTGCAGTTGATGTAATAGCACTAGTTAGCAAGTAACCACTTCCATCAAACCCGTAAAATTGGAACTCTCCAAGTCCATCACCTGCTAAAACAGCACCATTATTTCGATCTTTTTGAAATCTAAACGTTGGCGATTGAATACCAACTTGTTTGTTTATAAAGCTATTGTATGCCATTAGAACACCTCATAACTTGTACCATTAAAAATAAATTGAGCAGCACCAAAAGCCAGATTAATTATATAGGTAGTTGCGCCATCTAAATTTACAGCACCACTAACAGTAGTAACCGTAATATTATTAGTATTGGCTAAACCTAATCTATCTTTTATTATCCAATATTCACCAGTTGTAGGTGCATTTGGTAATTGTATTGTAATAGCGCCGCCACTTACATCACAAGATATAAAAAGATTACTTACTAAAGCTACATAATTAGCATTTACGCCAACATAAGCCAAAATAGGTGATGTGCTGCTTGCAATAGTAATACTGCCTGGAGCGTTGGTAATTGTTATATTGGTGCCTGCTGTTAGTGTAGCTAATACTGGATCATTTCCCGTGCTACCTATAGGTATTTGACCATCAGTTGCAGCAGCTAAAGAAGTCAAACTTCCTCCAGCATTACCAACTTGTAAACAATGATTAGTTGTGCCAGTCAAACTAAATTGTATTGTGTGGGGTCCTGTACCAGTGGTAGTAATGTTATTACCACTTACCAAATTAATATTATTAGCACCATCAGGTGTCACAGGTATCGTACCTGCGCTTGGGCTTAGTTTCTCAGTAACGGTAAAGGGTGGATACACCCCACGATTAAGAATACCACTTTGTGACATAGTTTCTCCTAAACTGTGCTAGCGTATATAGCCGTTACATACAAATTTCCACTTGTAGGAGCAGCTCCAGCACGTTTCACATAAATGCGTTTTTGCGCCTGCAGTTCTAGTACGCCAGCTTGTGCTGAAGCATTACCTGTAAAGTCGTATAAAACAAAACCGTTAGCTGCTACAATATCTTGGTCGTCAATACCGTTAAAAGATATTAATGCACTCTCATCGGTTTCATTAGAAATTTTTAATATACGTATTGGATTGTTAAATACACCGCCTACAGCAGCGTAATTAGCTCCTATGCCACCAAAAGCAATAGACCGCAACGTTTCAAATTTTATAATTGCTGCACTTGTTAACATATTATCTCCTAGCAATAATAACCAGATATAGTAACAGCTGTTCCACCACCTGCGCCTTTGATAAAAATAGTATCACGAGCAGAAAACAAACTAACTTTGTTGTTTGGCAAACTATTTGTTTGTGTGTTTATTTCAAAAACTTGTCCCGATAAAACATATTCATGATCTGTTGCACCATCAAAACTTATGGTTATAGGGTTATTTGTTTGATTAACTATTCTTAAAAAAAACACTGCATTTGGCAAAGTAAGCTGAGGAGCTGCAGGATATGCTGCTGGCACTGCTGCCGCAAGTATTGTAGTTAGCGGAATGGCTTTGACTGTATTTTGTGGCATGTTATACCTTTAAACTATTTCAGGTTTTACTGGTTCTTCAACTGGCTTCATTTGCTGGGCTTGTTGTTTATGTATTTCTATAGCATTCATAAACAATTCGTATGATCCATCAATAACACTACCCCAAGACATACCTACTGGTACATGTAAAGAAATAATATGATCACCTTTTTTGCATTCAATTACTACTATGTTTTTAGTTTCCATAACTAATCCTTTCAATTTTACAAAATAATAGCCCTATATAATTTGAAAAGCTATATAGGGCTACAAGAGGAGAAAATGAAACAACAAATTTAATATTATGATTGCCTAATTATTACGTAAGCAAATGAACCAGTGTCTGTACCAGCAGCAGCACCAGTGGCATCAACAGAACTAACAACAAAGTTTGTAGCAGCGTTAATAACATAAGTTAAGAATCCTACTGCACCACCACCAGCTGTTATACGAGACAAAAGAATACGATCATTGGCAGCGATATTTGTATTAGCAATCGTAACTGTACCAGCAGCTAATGTAGCTGTACCAATAAAGTCAGTTGCAGCGCCGCCATTAATAATTAATTTTTTACCAGCTGTAGATATTTCTAAATCAGAAACTACAGAAACAGCAGCAGTTGCATTCAAGGCAAGAGTTGAACCAGCTGTAGCTGAACCAATGGATACAGTTTTTGCCGCAGCACCTGTACCTATTGAAATTGTTTGCACAGCAGCATCAGCCCCAAGGCTTACGTTACCAGCAGTTTGAGTAATGCCACCAGTAAAAGTAGAAGCTCCATTTACAGCAAGCGATGTAAATACAGCAGCACCACCATTGTTACTTTGTACTACCCATACAGCATTACCAGCACTATTTTTAATAAAAATGTATGATAATTGTCCTGCTTGGTCTACCCAAATTTGACCTACCACAGCTTTATCAGCAGCCGTTGGCGCTCTTTGCGCTACAATAGGATCTGGAAAAGATGCTAATTGCGGATTTGGATAACCATAAACTGTGTTACTTCTACTTACTTTAGTTGCCATAATTGACCTTCAAATAAAAATTAAATAACATCATGCACACAATTATTTAAATTGACAAATTTCTTCTATTTTGCTATAAATATATTTAAATACTTTTACATCTAAATACAAAATGACAAAATATATAAATTTTAAAATAGATCCAGCATTGCATACAGCATTAAAAATATATTCTGCTAGAAAAAATGTTACGGTTTGCAAAATATTAGAAGATTTAATTATAAAAGAACTTGAAAGAAACAAGATATTGGAGGAAGAATGGATTACGATCAAAAAAACATGCAATACCAACACTTAGTTAAAGAGCTTCAAAGTTACGATTTAAAAAATGATCCAGAAAAAATTTATATAACTATTAATAGGTTAACTATTTTATTAGATGAAGTTTGGGTAGAAAATGGATACGAATAAAGAAGAAGAGTACAAAAAAATAGTGCATGAATTATTTCACGCAAGAATAAATAGGTCATACACAAACTTATTAAATCTAATTATGAAATGCGATAAGATATTAGACTTAATAAAAAAATAAGCAGGAAGAGTAATGAGCAATGTTGAAGTACAAATCACTTTGGATAAATTCAAATTGCGGTGGTATCAGGAAGAGCTTTGGGATACTATTGAGGAAGGCAAATCAAAACGTGTGTTGTATATTGCAAGTCGTCGTGCTGGCAAAGATATTTTATGCTGGAACTTGGCTATTAGGCAATGTATTAAAAAACCATGTTTAGTGTTTTACGTGCTACCTACGTATGCTCAAGGGCGTAAAGCTATCTGGGACGCTATAACCATAGACGGTACAAAGTTTTTAGATTTTATACCTAAGCAATTAATTACTAGCATGAACCAAAACGAAATGAAAATACGTTTTTTTAATGATAGTGTGTTGCAGATTATTGGTGGTGATTCTTATGACACATCTTTGGTAGGTACAAACCCATACGCAGTTATCTTGAGTGAATACAGTTTAATGCCTTCGGAAATTTTTAGCTTTATTCGTCCCATATTGGCGGCCAATGGTGGTTGGTGTATAGCTAACGGAACACCAAGAGGCAAAAACCATATGTGGCACTTGTACAAAATTGCTCAAGAACTTCCTGAGTGGAAAATATTTACTCACAAAGCTAGTGAGATAGGACATATACCTGAAGACGTTTTAGCTAATGAAAAAGCTCAAATGGACGAAGGTTTATATTTGCAAGAGTATGAATGCAGTTTTGATCGTGGTATTAGTGGATCTTATTATGGTACACATTTAGATGCGCTAAAGCTTAAAGGACAGGTAACATCAGTGTCTTGGGAGCCAGGACTTTTGGTGTATACAGCGTGGGATATTGGGGTCAACGATCAGACCTGCATTATATTTTTTCAAATAGTAGGTAATGGTACTGTTATACGAATAATAGACTGTTACAGTAACACAGGATTAGGCTTAGACCACTATGCCAAGTTAATACAAGAAAAGCCTTATAAGTATGGTGACCATTACGCGCCTCATGACATAAAAGTAAGGGAGTGGGGCGGTGGTGCTGTTACCAGATATGAAAAAGCGCGGCAACTAGGTATTACGTTCAAGCTAGTAGACCAAGTGCCAGTGATTGATGGTATTGAAAACGTATGGACGCATATTTCAAAGTTTTGGATTGATGCAGAAAAATGTCGTTCTTTGTTAAACGCTATGGAAAACTATCGTAAAATATGGGACGATGCTAAATCAGTATATCTGAACAAGCCTTTGCATAACTGGGCGTCAAACTATTGTGATGCTTTGCGTTACATGTGTTTATCAATACACAAAGCTGGACATCGTGGACTTAGCTCAGAAGAGTTTGAACGCAAAAAAGCTGAAGCGTTATACGGCAACCAAGATTTACCAAGATTTTTTAGAAACACTAATTACGATAGATACTCATGATTTTATTAATTTTTTTATTTATTTTTAATTTTATTTTTTCATCAGAAACACCACCACCACCAAAAGGTAAACCATCTCCGACATATATGTTTAGTATGGCGTGTCCATTTGTAGCTTGCGTGGATGAAAATGGTGTGAGCGCATGGCCTACAGATGAGCAATCAGTTTGCCGTAGCTCCACGAGTTTAAGAGGTTCCTTGATTTGGCAAGTCCCACGTGACCACGACGGCGCGCCATTTGTAGCGGAAGAAGCTCCGCATGTAGTAGATGCCTTTCTAGGTAAAAGTATTGGTGAGGTAGAACAGCTTATAGACCGCAAAGAGTTAGCAGTAAACCAGAAGTTTGGCTTTATGGGTAACACGCTGTTAATGTATGCGGTATTGAAAGACCGCAAAGACTTATGCCAATTATTACTGAACAAGAATGCGGATCTAACCGTACGCAATAACCACAACTTAAACGCTTTACAGTGGGCTAAGATAAACGGCAGCCATAAAGATATTGTAAAACTGCTTATTGAAAAAGGAGCAGTTTAAAAATAGACACCCCTAGCAGTAAGGTACTAGGGGCAAACAGACTTGACGAAAAAAGGGTATGAATCAATGAAAACAAAACAATCTTAGTTAACCATATTTTTTAAAAACAAGAAGGATTGATATGAAATATATTTTATTGTTATGTAGTGGTTTGATGATGTGTAGTAATGTATGCATCGGGTCGTTAGAGCAAAATATACGCACAATAAACAATTTTAGAGAATTTACTGATGCTTTTGCGTTATCTTGTACGATTAATTTGACTGGCTGCAAACTATCAGAAGCGCATTTAAAAAAACTAGCCAAAACGTATTTACCTAACATTCTAAACACAGGTAAGTTCCAAAAAACTATGGTGTTTGAATCAGGTAGCACAAAAAAAATATGTTTGTTTAACGAAGAAGCTACAGTAACTATTCATGTAGTAGGCGAAAATATTTACGTGGACGTAATAGACTGTAAAGAATTTAATCCATATTTAATTGGTGCTTTTGTTGCAAATTTGTATAAAGCTGAATACTTTTCAGTGACTACAATTGTTCGATAATAAAGCATAATTTTTAAAAAAATTTAAAAGAGGCTTAAATGGCCTCTTTTTTATTGAAGTAGTTTTTTGTTGTCAGATGTTGAAGTATAGTTAGTTACTTATGTTTTTTTGTAATAATAAACTATTATAAATAACAAAATTCTTAGGAGATAAGTAATGTTAATGCGACAACCTGAATATCTACCTGATGATTACGGCGCTATTAAAAAAAAAATTGATAGTGATTACAGTGCAAATCAGGCTATTTGGCAAGTATATTGGACGGAAGCAACGTTAGACACCAGACTTGAGGCAGGTGATTCCAGTCTTATGGCTGACTTAAATCAGCAGTTACCAAACAACAACCGTGGTAATTTTTATTTCAATCGTGTGCGGCCTATCTGCAACATGGTTTCTGGATTCCAAAGACGTAACCGCAAATCTACAATAGTTGTGCCATTAGAAAATGGTGACCAACAAACAGCTGACCAGCTAACAAAAATATTATTACATATCTACAAACGTGAAGGCGTATATGAAACTATATCAGATGCCTTTCACCAAGGTGCTTGTATAGCTGGTATGAACTTATTGCAAGTTTATATGGACTACAGCAAAGATCCTGTTAACGGTGATATCAAAGTAGACAACTGTTCATATAATAGTTTTTTTATAGATCCTTACTTTAGAAAGCCAGATTTATCAGATTGTTCATTTGTATGGCGTCGTTCATATTTATCTCACACGGCTGCAGCAGCTTTGATACCTGACAAGTATGATGAGATTATGGCCTTGCAAGGTAATCCTACAGGAACGGGTCGCGACGGTCGTTTTCAATACATGCCTGAGTCATACGGTCAGACGCAACAAAATCGTTTAGCATACGATGAATATTACTACCGTGATTATCGCAAGCAAAAATTACTTGTAGATAAAAACACAGGTGAAACACTTGAAGTTACTGGACGTGAAGAAATAGATCTTAACGAGTTTTTAGCAAACAACCCAGAAGTTACCCTTATAGAGCAAAACGTGCCGACAGTACGTATGGCTATCATGATACAAGACAAGGTGTTTTATGATGGGCCAAATAACCTTAACATCGACACCTACCCATTTGTACCAGTAATCGGTTATTATAATCCGATGATGCCTTATTTCTACAGTCGTATACAGGGTATTTGCCGTTCGTTAAGAGACCCACAAACACTTTTAAACCGTCGTATTGTGCTGTCAGCGGACATGTTAGAAAGTCAGGTAAACAGTGGGTTCATCTTTAAAGAAAATGCTCCAGTTGATGTTAAACATTTATTCCAAACTGGACAAGGACGCATTATCCCGCTTAAAGAAGAAGCGGCTATGACCGACATACAACCAATCCAACCACCACAAATACCACCTTCATTCTTTCAATTACAAGACACCTTTAGCAAAGAGCTAATGTTAGTTTCTGGTGTAAATGAAGAACTACTAGGCAGTGCCATGGACGATAAAGCAGGTATTTTATCTGCGTTAAGACAAGGTGCTGGATTGACTACCTTGCAGCCTTTGTTTGATAGGCTTGATTACTCACAAAACTTGCTAGGTGAATTAATTATGCGTGTAGTTCAAAATAACTATACACCTGGAAAGGTTAGAAGCATCTTAGAGGGTGAAGAGCCAGCAGGATTGTTTTATAATAAGGCGTTTGGCAAGTACCATTGTATGGTTGAGGCTGGATTTAACACAGAGTCACAAAAACAAATGCAATTTGCGCAACTATTACAGTTACGTGAGATGGGTGTACCGATACCTGATGAGTCATTGATTGAAGCAGCTACTATCCAAGACAAAGACAAAGTAGCAAAAGTTATGATGGATAAATTACAGATGGCTTCACAGATGCAACAAATGCAACTACAGACAGCTTTACAAAACCAACAAGCACAAACTAAATTGGCAGAAGCTAGAACAATTGCTGACCAAGGCCTTGGTTATGAACGTTTAAGCCGTATCGAAGAAAACAAAGCTCTAGCTGAAGAACGTAAAGCGGCTGCTGTTAAGGATGATCAGATGGCGTTGCTTAATTTTGCAAAAGCTATTCGTGAGCTTGAAAACATAGACATGACGCAGCTGCAAAAAATAATTGAATTGCAAAAGCTTTTATCTGTTGCAGAACAGAGTAAGATAGAGAAACAAAATCCTCCTATGGCACAGAGTGGTTCTGAGTTAGATAGAGGTGTTAACCTTGCGGAAAACCGCAGTTTCTAAGGAGCCTAATATGGCAAAACGTTACCATGACAGCATGGATTTAAAAAAACAAATGAAAAAAGCTGGTTCTATGTTATCAGAAGATATGTCAGCTCCAGCTTTGTTACCACAAGGCGTGATTGACAGATATTTTCCAGATGCTGGTTACGGCATGAGTGGTGGATACAAAGATCTATTTGGTGGTGTACAAGACCAACTTAAAATGGATCGTTCTGGTTTAAACAAAGCATTCTCACCTAAAAAGTGGTAATCAAATGTGCAACGCTCCACGACCAAACAAAAAAGCTATGAAAATAGCATTTAAGATTTTACGAGTACCTAAAGACATGCAACAGCGTGACGAAAAAAAGGTATCCGCTAAAAGATTAAATGAATGGTTTAGAGATAGTTCAACTGCTCAATAAAATAAGGGAGGGCAACCTCCCTTTTAAAAGGACGATATGCATAATGAAGTAAAAAAACATTTAATGGATGACATTGGTATGTTTAAAAAAGAAGCTGCAGAAGACAAAAAATTAATAAAAAAAATATCTGCAAAAAAAGAATACGGCAAAAAATCTAAAGACTGTGAATGTGAAGAAAACATGAAAGCAGTCAAAGTAAAAAAAACTGCAAAAGTAGCTAAGCCTAAAGTTGGTAAAAAACTTGG